ATGGACGTAATCACATACACCGATCTAAACAAGTCAGTACTGAAAATTGGTGGCAACATCATATGGGATGTTGAACTTGGTGAAGATGACAATTGGCAACCTGAATTCCACGCAACAGTACTTTACGATGGTGACGATAAACCATATCGGGCAGCAATCACCAATTTATGGTGTTTGAAGTACGCAAGTGATTTGGACTACATCACATTGCTACGAACTTTGAAAATGTTTGCAGATTCCCCGGCGACAGCTCAACTAAAAATCAGTTTGTCTAACATACAAGAAGCCAGGGAACAGACCAGTACCAGTGCAAAGATTAACGAAGTACGTTCCTACTTGGCTAAGTTACGTAAAAGCTAATAGGCAAAGCGGCAGTACAGTTAAGTACTGCCACCTTCAATTTTAATACTTACAAAAATCAAGGTAATGCGAATCATTAATAAATGTATTGAAAAAAAACAATACATAACCTAAATCGCTAAATATATGCATTGCATCTAAGCTGATATCTGTATAGCTTATACATGTAAGCAAATGTGTGAGGTTAGGATGAATAACAAAAGCAATTTTAACATCCCCAGTGAAGTATTTGAAATTCTGGCAAAAGAGCTTCAACAATACTCTTTAAATGACGATGAAGTCTGTAATGAGCTTTTTGAAGAGTCTAAGAGCAATATCGAGATATACAGGAATGCTGTAGAACATAGTAGTATAATTATGCCTAGTCGAGAGACTATAGGCATCGCATGTTATTGGCTTTTGCTATTGTCCGACTTGACTGAAAACGATAAGCATTGGAAATTAGTCATTCAGTTGTTAAGCGTTGAAAAGGGCATAAGCCTTTACCAGCATCTTAATGAAGTACTTGAACTCAAAAAAGATGCTATAGAGAATTTAGATCTAATCGTACAAAAAGCACGACTAAAACATAACAACATGAATGAATATGAAGATCTTTTTTGATATAACTGGTACATGATTCGACATAGGTTCAAAGGTTGCGATGCCGGTACGTTATGGTAAGCTGTGAACCTCTGCCAGTACTGAACCGTTTTGGGGTTTGTTAATCAAGGTTCGGTACTGGCAGGGTTCAGTACTACCAAAATAATTAGAGGGTATTAGCGGAGCTTCCAGGTTTCAATCAGATGCTCAGCGGTCAACAGCTTAAGTATCAATTCGTCTGAAGTTTTGTTGTTACTAAATGATGAAATGTATCTACTGATTTCGGTAAGATTAACGCCGTGAGTTTGATAATTTAACTCCATATAAAGAGCACCATTCGTGACATCAATTTTGTCAAAGAATTCTTTAGCTTCATTTGAAATGGTATGACCATATTTCTGTTCAAAAGAAACAGCAGATGGATTATTGAATGTTTCAACCGCGTGTATGAAATTAGCATCCAGATATAGACGTGCTGCAACAGCAGAACCATCAAAGCTATTAAAAATTTTGGTATCAAGAAAACTGACAATCTGTTGCAGATTAGAATTTGATGGCGGCATTTCAACGCCATCTTTCCACAAATCCTGAATGAGTTCACTAACAGCCATTTTCTGATCTGTAAAGCTCATCTTATTTTGCTCTAAGATGGCCGTGAATTTCATTAGCACCATGCGGTTGAAAGCCTCATTGTTAAAAAGGTGGTCTAAGTAATTACCTGGCACACCTTGTTTTGAGCTGAGACTTCTCACGACCTCAATAAATTCATTCCTTTTGTTATCATTATTAATCCACGTTGGACGATAAAGTTCATTCGTTTCATCTAAGGTTCTTTTTGCTCGTGAAACTACTGCATGATACCTGCGTGTTTTTGCTTTGTTGTAACCGCCAAGAATTACATAACCTAACCATGCTAAAATTAGTAAACCGATGATTTCCATATGTATACCCTGCTATTCAATGTCTGATTATTAATTTCAATTCGAATTATTATAACTGTAAGTACTACGACTTCCCGCCGCAACTTTATGTCATCTCGATTTAAGCCCTCGTAATGGTTTGTTTACCCCTACTAAAGGTAGTGGTATAGAAACAGTTATAAACGATTCGTGTACACCTTGTATACGCCCACTGCATCAGATCATTTCTCACACAACGAAGGTCCAGGCGAAGCCTAAACAGCACTACTTTAGTGGTAAACGTAATTTATCAGCAGCCCTTAACTACCAGAATAGGTAGGGGAAATATCTTAAACATTGATCGTTATTACCTATTGATGTAATTAATAATAACGATTTGACCGATCGATAAAGTGGTGAACCATTTTGCAACGGATAAGCAACCTTTAAGTGATGGGGAATTTTAATGATAAAAATTATTGGGTTAGTTTTGATAATGACTTCAATCGCAGCTTTAGCCGCTGATGACAACGCTGCGAAAGACGATGCGGAGAAGGCACAGCGTGATATCACACTCTCAGGCTATCAGTGCGACCAGGTAGACAGCATCAAAACCGAAACGAGCTGGTTCTCAAGCGGAACGACTTCAAATGTCACATGCGATAAGGCGTACCATTTTTTAGTACGTTACCAGGGCGGCAAACGGGTTAGCGTTGAAGTTGTGTCTATGTAAAAGTACTGCCACCTTTGAACTCATTCATGCCAGCATCAGCACTTATTTTTGGTTTGTTAATTCCAGTTGCCGATGCTGGTAAGGGAATATTTAAAGTACTTCACAATATAAGACATCAATATTCCAGTACTTAGTACTTCAAATAGAGCCTCATATTTCAGTACTGCGATTTTAGTTACTAAAATAATTGACAAAGGCATCCCCAGTCCATATTATCCAGCCCGAACGAAAGAGTGGAATACCCTCGCACGTCCTAACATTATTGATTGTGGGGTATTATCATGTCTGTTCAATACAACCCAGACAACAGCATAGTGCTGCACAGTGCAATAAATATAAAATAATAACGTTGCTGGGGTTACATAATATGAGCATTAAAAGCAATTTAGATCAGTACTACACATCCCCTGAATATGCACAGTACTGTTATAATAAAACTCGGAAACATATCGATTTAAGCAATTTTTTGGTCATGGAACCAGCAGCAGGCACCGGGGCATTTTATAATCTGTTAACCGATAACAAACGATTAGGTTTTGATATCGATCCTAAAATTGACGGTCTGGTTAGTGGTGATTTCCTGAAACAGGATTTTGTTACTGATAACCAAATAGTTGCACTCAGTAACCCACCGTTTGGATTCAAAAGCGAGCTTGCGATCAAGTTTTTCAATAAATGTGCATCACTGAACAGCGAATACATATGTTTCATAGTCCCACTTACATTCAGAAAACCTGCAACGCAGAATAGACTTAATGATCATTATCATTTAATTTTAGATGAGACATCACCTAATAAATGTTTCATTCTGGATAATGCACCGCATCATGTACCGTGCTGTTTTCAAATATGGGAACGGCGAAGCACAAAACGAACAATGCACGAGATTCGAAAAACGAGTAATATGTTTAAATTCTGTAATAAACAGAATGCCAATATTCGAGTTAAACGTATTGGCACGAAAGCAGGCGAGTATGCTAAACCTGGCACAGAACATTCAGACGGCTCGATGTTATATATCAGAACGGATGAGGTTGAAAAAATTAACTGTATACTGACCAGTGCTGCATATCTTGATTATATTAGAGAAATACGGGCTAATGTTGCAGGGCAATATAGCGTCAGTAAATCAGAACTAATCATTGGTATTGAGAAATTCAGTCAATGATAGGCATTCATAGGGTAAATACTCAAACACACATGAGTAATTTACCCTATGAGAACATCAATACACCTTCCACTATATGGCACTGAATATTATTTCGAACTTGTTCAGGAACTACTAGCAGTCATCGATACAGAACCACTAATCAAATTAGATATGCACTACGATGAACACAGTGAAGTACTGCATATCTTTTTCAGCCATCCAGAACCCGATCAACAGAACTTTATGCAGGGCCTGGTATTGCTTTATTGCCCCGATTACTACTGGCACTGTTAGAACGGCAATTCACCCTGGTCACAGAACCAATCATCATCGTCGTGTATCTGGTGCATACGATGTACTGAGTCCAGATAGGTAAGGCCGTCTAGCACTCGTGGTAGAGGTTCAGGGTAGAGCAGTACAAAGCATTCAGGTTGAATCTGACCTAACCAGTACTGCCTATGCTCGTTCTGGAAAAAGACCTTATCACCTATCCTGAACTCTTCCAAAGCTGAACCCCAGTAACATACTGTTGCCCATTGCCCATGATGTACGAACCGCTGTATGCCACTGGTGATCGACGCGTCATACCCATCTTTGTTACCCATACTGCCACCTCTCATATGCTGTATATACATACAGTATTACAGATGTAATAGGGAAGATCCAGACGGTGAAAGTGATCCACATCTTTTTCATTATTATAAGGATCACTATTAGGATGTGGATCACCTTGCAGTACTGGCCTGCCAATACCAAATACCCGAATAAATACCCCATCAAACATAACGCATGATGCATATAAGAGTAAGGATACTCAAAATGACAAAACGTATTGCTAATAGGCTGTCAGTTGAACAGGCAGAAATCAAGATTGTAAGTGTACTGGTTTCAAAAGGTCACACGATGCGGCCTGTAATGAGTACATATATTGATTACAACAGTCCAGTACTGATCCAATGTCCAATATGTCAGGATTCTAGAAGTCCAAAAGTTACACAAATATGTATGAGAGGGGCAGAGTGCAAATGTTACAAAGATAAGAAGAAGCAAGCAATGATTGTTGCCCGAAACGAACGGGAAAGACTTAGAAAAGAAGAACGAGAGAACGCAAAACCTAAACCATTAACATATCGTGAACGATGGGATAGGAACAACTACACAGAACGATTGAAAAAGAAAACACCAAATCTAATACCAGACATTGAAACATTCACTGATAGTAAAATACCGATGAAAATGTTTTGCACTGAATGCAACCAGACCGTTGATAAAAGGGTACACGATGCATTACGAGGAATGAACTGTAAGTACTGCTATGGTGTTGGCTTTACTAAAGAACGTATGGCAAATCTGTACATACTTAAGTTATATCTAGACTCAGACAAACAAGTATCATTGGGTTACAAATTGGGTATCACCAATAAAGAACCACAGGAACGATGTGATTACATCAATAAGAGTACTGACCTTTTCTGTGAGGTCATATACTCAATTGAGTCAAACGGTGAACACATTGCAAAGGTAGAGCGACAAATACTAAATGCAATACCAACAGGCTTTTGTTCTAAAGATGTAATGGGTGATGGGTACACCGAAACATTCAACGGGACATATTTGAATGAAGTTATCCGCTTACTATTCGAACTGACTTGATAGCCCTATAACGAGCTATAAGCCTCTCTAAGCAACGCTGTATTAATTTACGCACAGACGCGTTTATTTCGATTTAAACGCGTGTAGCGTGATACATGCATGCACAGGTATACAAAAGGTACTTGGAGAAAATAAAAATAATCGGGTAGTTTCGGCAGCGAGTTCTTTTTTGCGTATGTGCGATTTTTGATCAACGAACCACACCACAAAATATGCAGTACTGAATCCGTTCGTCATTTAGATGTTCAGTAATGGCAAATGGGACACGTGCGGATCGTATTTCCTTAATAACTGAAAATCACGTGTCCCATTTTACTATCACCAGATGCAGTACTGAACCCTGATAAATATATTAACAACAGTCAGGGAAATATTATGTCCACCTCAATTTCAATCAGAAAGTTAGGCCGTGATTACGGCTATGAACACAGTACTGTACTGGCATGGCAGAAACGCGGGATGCCTACAGACACAGAAGAGAATGCACGTGCATGGATCGTAGACAACATTTTAACACCGCTACGTGATGGTGATGTACGAGACAAGATCGACCAGGCACGACTACGCAAAATGCAGGCAGAGGCAGATTTAGCCGAAGCAGAAGTAAAGTTAAAACTGGATCAACTAATCGAAGCCGATGAAGTTCATAGAGAACTTACCCAGTACTTTAAAACCTTCCGTGATTATATCCGCTCACTACCGAACAAAATTCAACATGAAGTTTTCGAACAAGATTCAGTACTGAAAGTTAAACGGGTATTACAGCTACGTATTGACGAATTATTGAATAAAATTGGCGACATGAAGTTTGAAGTACCAGAAGAGGACGAACAAGGCAAGCAAGGAACGGATGCCGAAAATGAACAAGACACTAACAGTACTGAAAAACGCAGTACCAATAATCAAACCTCCACAGAAGTTAAAACCCAGTGAATGGGCTGAGACTCATTTAGTACTCCCTGATGGTGCAGCAGCCGGACAGAAGTTAAAGCTATATTCATTTCAGAAAGAGATGCTAGATATTATTGAGTCTGACCAGTACCGAAAAGTTGTTTATAAAACTAGTGCCCAGATTGCAAAAACTACACTACTCAATGCAGCACTGTTTTATTGGATGGGTACTGATTCGAGCAACATTGGTATTGCCCAGAGTTCATTGTCAGAATTAAAACAGTGGAAGTCAGCGAAGATTGATAAAACGATTGAAGCTGTACCAGTACTTAATGATTTAGTCACAGACAAGAACGACAAGACGAAAGCAAATAACCAACAGCAGACAGAACTAAAAGACGGTTCTTTCTTGTATTTCATGACTCTCGGATCTGCTAAAGCACTACGCGGTAAAACCCTCAAGCGAATCATACTTGATGAAGTATCTGCAATCGATCAGCACTCAGAAGAGGGGAACCCGATCCGCTTATCAGAGCAGAGGGCTACTGACTTCGGACAGGAAGCCAAAATCCTCATTTCAAGTACTCCTACATTTTCAGGCGATGCAATAGATGTTGAATATCAGAACTCAGACCAACGAGAATACTTTGTTAAGTGCATACACTGCCAGCATGAACACACGTTGAAATGGGAAAACGTAAAATTCGATTGGAAGAAGAACGGCAAGCGAGATATTCCAGATTCCAGTACTGCAAAATTACACTGCCCAGAATGCAACAGTGAAATAACAGAATCACAGCGTATTAAGATGGTAGCTGGTGGACGTTGGATTGCCCAAAACCCATCTGTAACGGACACAGCAGGATTCTATATTAACCGCCTATACAGTCCTAATAGTACTATTCAGGCTATTGCAAAAGAGTTTGAACTAGCCTGGTTCGAGTACAACTACCAGTCATTTTACAATACAGTACTCGGACTTCATTACTCAGACCTTCAGGAAGAAATTGACGATCTAGCATTAGAGAACTTACGTGATGACTCATTCGATTTAATGAATATACCGGATTCAGTACTGGGAATTGTCGTAGGTTGTGACCAACAGTTAGACCGACTTGAAGCAACTGTATTAGGTTTTAACGAAACAGAACTATTCGTACTCGGTCATCGTTATTTCTATAGCCCTAACTGTGAAATCAAAGGGGCAAAAGCCTATACAGATCTTGCGACGTTCTGTAATCAGCGTTTCAAAACAGTATCCGGGCGTGAATTGCCAGTACTGAAAGTAGCTGTAGACGGTGGTAACGGTAGGGCAATGCAGACGGTACACAGTTTCTGTCAGCAGTATAAGAAGTTCGAAATGATTAAAGGCAGCTCGAATACCAAAGGTGACTTGTTCAAACGCAGTACCTCAGAAGGCCGTCAATTCTACATGCTGAACGTACACGAGGGTAAGACCTGGGTACGTAGCCTACTAAACAATGCAGTAGCAGGTTTAGCAGATGCACCGTTAACCATACATTTTGCACACGATTTGCCTGATGACTATTTCGAACAGGTCACAGCAGAGAACCTAGAACGTTCGGGTAGTGGTGTTCGATGGAAGCAGATCACAGGCCGTCGTAATGAGGCACTTGATACGCTGGTCTACAGCCTCTGCATGATGAAACTGGCTCTGAGTAAACTAGGCGGTCAACCGTTCAAGAAACTGCGAGAATATCGCAGTAGCAAACGTACCGAAACTACCAGTACTGAACAATCACAACCCGTCAAACAACCTTCCGAACAAAACAATAAATACACTAAACCAACTGCTAAAAGTATTGGTAAATCATGGTTCGGCTAAGGATAAATAAACATGAAAGAAACAGTATATATCGGTGAAGTACTTCACGAAGTACTACAACCTAATACAACATTAAAAATCGGGAATAGTACTGATACGTTATTCACACACAACACACAGAACGATACTGAAACGGTAACTATCGACACCACAAATTGGAAGCCGGGTTATTACTCAGTCGTATATAACAATAATGGTGAATTAACTATCAGTACTGTAACCGTCATTGACCCGATGGCACAGACATCACGATTAACAGAACTGCAATCACAACTTGATGACCTGAATAAAATCATCAGTGCACGAATTACAGGTGATACCAGTACTCTGACTATAAACAACAAGACTCTTGTAAAAGAAGATCTTAATACTTTGACCAGTCTGAGAAACGGTATTACTAAACAGGTCAATGACCTCAAGAAAAAACTTAACAAAACAAGCAGCAATACGTTCTTTAAAAGTACTATTCATTGCCGCTAACACAGGAGATCACACGGAATGTGGCCTTTTAACAAACGGCAAATTGAACCAGCAGTACCAGCCCCTAAACCAGCTAAACAAACCCGCAAATATCAACCTACCAGTACTGAATTCAAACCCCAAACCCGTTCATTAACTGGATTACCGACAAAGATTATCGGTACTCACGGTACTGGTGTTCAGAACGTCAACATCAATGCAGTACTGAGACAGTCTCTAACATCGTTACGTGATGCAAGCCGTTCACTGGTACTGCAAAACCCGTATGCACGTCGATACGTGTCACTGAGTTCTTCAACCGTTGCGGGTGCAGACGGTATAACAATTCGTCCCGCACCGTCTGGTCTAGATGGTCAAACCGATCCAGTACTGGCAGACCGTTTAGACAAGCTGTTTTACGAGTGGGCATCAGATGCAAACCGCTTTAGTACTGATGGTTCTCTGTCATTCGACATCTTTCAACAACTGGTAGAGCGTGCAAGAGCTACCGATGGTGAATGTTTTGTTCGATTGCATACAGACGGTGATGAACTACAGGTATCGATTATCGATGCTAGTCGTATTCCCAGTACTAAAAACGAGCTACTGAAAAATGGTTCGTACATCAGTAATGGGATAGAGCGTGATCAGCACGGTCGAGTACTGGCCTATCACGTAGCCGATATTAACCCGCTTAATTACACGATTCAGACCAACAGTACTCAACGTGTACCAGCCAGTGAAGTACTGCATTATTTCATTCCAGAATTCCCAGGACAGGAACGAGGTTTCCCGGACTGTATTGCAGTAATGAAAACCCTGGAGGACTTTAATAGCTATAACGAAGCGGCAGTACTACAGAAGAAGATCGCAAGTTCGGCTATGGGATTCATTACCAATAGCGATAATACACAGGATGAACTCTTAGACGGTGAACCAGAACAGCGTGAATACGTCGAACACTTTGAACCGGGCAGTATTAAAGAACTTGCACCAGGCCAACAGATTCAGACTCTGAACCCGCAGGCAGGTACTGACAAAATCACAGAGTTCAGTGATGCAGTACTTACGACAATTTCAACTGGCTTATCCGTACCAAAGTCGATGCTAACTGGTGACACACAAAATGCGTCATTCAGTGCTGCGAAGATGGCAGACAGAATTAGCCGTGAAGGGTTCAAGACTCGTTCAAATCTCCTTATTTCTAAAGTACTCAAGCCTATCTATCGTGAGTTTATTAAAAGAATCATGGTTACTGAACTTAAGGAACTGAGTTTCACCAACTTTGAGAACATCGCTAACAGTACTTTCATTACTGTTAAGCAAGTCTCGCTTGATCCTAATAAAGATGCTCAGTACGAACAAGTATTACTAGCGATGGGGGTCAAGTCGAAGTCTCAAGTTATCCGTGATTTAGGCATGGAGCCACAACACGTATTTGAAGAACTGAAACGCGAAGCGGAGATAAATAAAACAGAAACAATGAACAAGGACAGTTCAAATGAAATTCAAGAACCAAAAACGGGAGATGACGTTAACGAGTGACGTACTCTCAGATAATAACGACCGTACAGTACTGTTAGCTTTTAGCTCTGAAAATCCAGTAGTACGTACTATTAGCGGTCAGGAATATAACGAAATCCTTCTGCATAACCCTGAGAACGTCAATCTAGAACGACTACAGAATAAGGCCGCTCTGCTTTATAACCACAACTTTGATAATCATATCGGCGTTATTGAGTCAGCCAGTATTGATGCTGACCATGTAGGCCGTGCATTAGTGCGTTTCAGTTCAGTTGGTATGGGTGCTGAAAAGTTCGAAATGGTACGTGAAAGTACTTTAAGCAAAGTTTCAGTTGGTTATTCCATTCTCGATTATCGAATTGAAGGTGACAACCTCCTAGTTACCAAATGGGAACCATACGAAATTAGCATGGTTTCAGTACCCGCTGACGATCTAGTCGGTGTAGGGCGTTCTCTTGAAGAAGAGCAGGAACCAGAAGTACCTGAACCCGAAAATAACGACGAGCAGCCAGCCGAACAAGAGGAACGAAACGAGGAAACTGAAAATGAACCCGATGAAAATACTGAAAGCACTGCTAGTACTTCTGAGTCTAATTCCGAAGGCAATTCCGAAGCCGAAACAGAACCCGTTCAAGAAACGATAAATAACAATGACAGTACTGGTGATGGTGAACAACCAGAAACTGATACTGAAAATAATGATTCAGCCGTTCAGGAAGAACAGGCCGAAGAAGAACAAAAACGCATTGCCGAAATTAACGCTATTTCACGTGCATTCAATATCCACGCTGAAATTACAAATCAGGCAATCGAAACTGGCTTAAGCATTGATGCGTTTCGCCAACAAATTAAAAATAAACCCATTATCAAGGATGATAAAATGGAATTCTCTCTAAACTCTCTGATCCGTTCTATTATGGACGGTGACAAATCTCTGCCATCCGGTAAAAACGGTGCAGTAGTTGCTAACGCTGATTTCGCACAGGCTGTACGTGCTGGTGTAACCACCACTTCCGCAAAAGATATTATTCACACTGATGTACTCTACGGTTCATTCGTAGATATTCTGCGTGCTGAATCTGTTCTTAAGAATTTCCCAGTACAGATGTTTACCGGACTGACCTCTGAAATTGCAGTACCTAAACTGGCTGGTGATTTCACCGCAGGTTTCGGATTTATTTCTGAGAATGGTGTATCACCAGAAGTAGATGCTAATTTCGAATCTGTAGTACTGAAGCCTAAAACCTTCACTGGTTCTGTACCACTGTCACGCAGCGTAGTTAAATCCTGCCCACAGGTAGAACAAATTGTTTCACAGGCCATTGTTGCTGGTTCTGCTGAACGTCTGGAAGCCCTGATCCTGAAAGGAATCGTAGATGCAGTAGTAGCAGCGGGTAAAGTCGAAACTGTAGACGCATATACCTATGCAGGCATCGTAGCAGCACAAGGCCAACTGGGTGATGAAGGCGTTTCTTACGGTTCTATTGCGGCTGTAATGTCTCCACAGACCAAAGCAACTCTGCGTAGTACTCTGCGTGGTGACAACACCGCAGGCGTTTACCTGTTCGATGAAGGTGATCTGTGTGGTGTACCTGCCTACGACTCTAAAGTACTGGCTGGTCAGAACTTCATTATCCTCGGTGACTTCTCCAAAGTTGCTATTGCACAGTGGGGTGATTCTCTTGAGCTGGATATGGACGATACCACTAACCGTAATCGTGGTTCTGTAATCGCTCGCGTTTGGGCTGATCTGGACTTCGCAGTACTGGTGCCTGAAGCCTTCCGTATCATCAAACTGGCTTAATCTGATGAGAGCATTTAATACGCAATGTATGGATGCTCTGATTAACAGTTTTGGCGAACCTTTAGTACTAGATAATGGCAGTACTATTACTGTCATTTTCGAACAGTCCGAAATAGCAATTCAAACTACCGAAGGACTTATACAAACAACAGAAAATTACTTTACATGCCGCCGTGATAAAATCACCTATGATGACTCTTTTGTACTGAATAATGTTCGGCACGAGGTTTACAACATCATTGATGATCTGTCAGGTCTATGTAACGTTTATTACAGAGAGGCTTGATCACATGAATATTTCAATTATTAAAAATCATGTATCAAGCCTTTTTGTATCTAATGGTTTGAAGGTACGCAAGGCCGCTAAAACTAACACTCAGACAGCCAATGATTACATTCTGATGATCAGTAATGTAACCGAACAATACGAACAACTTGAATACAGCAATCGTCATTCTGTAATGCTGACAATGGATGTGCTAGTTACATCGCAGAGTGAATTAAAAGCACAGCAAACAATGACGAAAGTACATGAAGTACTTTTCAGTACTGAATTAATTACTGGCCTACTGGAGCAGGGTATTAATGTTAGTTCACTAAAATTGATTTCAGTAGTCGATGATACAGACCCTGATGCAAGTCTAGCCATAAATACCATTATGACAACGTGCCAGATTAATTACATCGCACGTCCTACAAATAATGGAGAATAACAATAATGGCAGGGATCATGCTCGGCAACCGCACGTTGCTATCTTACAGTACTGACATCAATAACTACTACCCAACAGCAGTATATACAAACATTGATAACCTCGGTGCATTTCCAGAAGTAAAAATCAGTAGTTCAAATCAGACTATCGAAACATATGATCAAGAATACCTAGCAGTACTGCGAGGTGATTTGAAGATCAGCAACATCAGTATTGTTGTACATTATGACCCGTCAAACGTTGGTCATCAATTTCTGAATAGTGCATACAGTACTAACAAAGTATTCCAGTTGAAATTTAGTATCTATGAAAGCCCAACCAGTTTACGTCAGCACTTCATTATTCTGAACGGAAAGATAACCGCACAGAAAGACGATGCTGATATTAATAAGGTGTACGGGCGTACATGGACATATACCCCGACTTCTGTAGTCAATCAGGGCAGCATTGACGAACCAGCCCCATTATTAATCGGTAATTATGGTCTGGGTGCAGACGGTACAACCATCCCACATTACGAAGCCGATCCAACTGGTAACGCATTTATCAAAGTTGGTGCAACACGTACCGATAACCCGCTGGGTGTAGATCTACTGGGTGTAGGCATGGTTGATGGTGGTGGCACTAATAAGGCACAGATCGTAGTGTCTGAGACTGCAACACCTCGCATGTACATCAGGAACACTGATAGTACTGGATGGGATCAGGTCTACAGTACTGCAAATAAGCCCTCTCTGGCCGCAGGTGCAACGCAGGGCGTAACCGGAACATTGCCTATCAGTTCTGGCGGCACAGGGGCAACCGTGGCAAGTACTGCACTCTCTAACCTCGGCGGGATGCCGAAAACGGGCGGTGCATTCACTGGTGGGGTCACAGGCACAACACTGTCACTATCCAGTACTTTAGCCGTGACAGGTGCCAGTACTCTTACAGGTGCAGTAACGGTAAACAACACAATTTCCCAGGACGGTGTTGCAGCAGCAACCTATGGTCATACATCACTGAGTTCAGCAGCCGCAGGTACGAAATCATATCTACGTAAAATGCGTGGCGGTACTGGTGATACTATTTTTCATGAAACCGTACAGGCAGGGAACTACCGATTAGCCACTGGTGCAACTACCGATAGTTCTGATGCCCTGACACTTTCCAGTACTGGCAACCTGACGATTACTGGTGCTCTGACAGCTACCGGAGCTACGTTAAGCACGCCATTGCCTATCAGTTCTGGCGGTACTGGTTCGAACGTTGCCCGTAAGGTTAATGGTTATCCCTTAACCTCAGACATTACATTATCTCAGGCTGATATTGCAGGCACAGTACCCAGTACTTTAACAGTTAATAGCAAACCATTATCAGGCAATATTGTATTAGCACAGGCAGACATTGCAGGTACTGTACCAACTTCATTAACGGTGAATGGTAAAACCTTAACAGGTAATATTACACTTGCTCAGGCTGATATTTCTGGAACAGTACCAACCAGCCGTACAATAAATGGTAAGGCTCTTTCTGCAAATATTGTATTAGCACAGGCTGATATTGCCGGAACAGTGCCAACAAGCCGCACCGTTAATGGTCAGGCTCTTAGTGCAAACGTCGTGTTAAATGCTGATGACGTGTCAGCAGTACCAGTAACCAGGAAAATTAACGGTCAAGCACTCAGCGAAGATTTAGTACTGGGGGCACTTGATGTAAATGCATTCCCATATTATGGAACCATCGTAGCAGGTACGAACTTAAATAACCTGAACGGATCTGTTCATGGCATTTATGAACAACCTGTAAGTGCAAGTGCTACCGTGGCATTGAATTATCCAGTAGTTGCAGCGGGAACATTAGTAGTATTCAAAAATGGATTAACACATGCTAATAGCTGTACTCAGGTCTATTACCCGGCTAATGCTGATGATATCTATAACCGCACAGGCACAAGTAATAGCAGTGGTGTAGTAACCTGGTCTGGATGGGTTCGTACTGCAAATATTACCAGTGCAGGGGTGAACAGTACTATCAAATCTCTTACAGGTTTGACAGTCCCATTAGTTCCGCAGACCAGAAAAGTTAATGGATACGCATTGAGTAGTGATTTAACGCTTAATGCATCAGATGTAGGGGCTGTGCCAACAACGCGTAAATTGAATGGGATCGCATTAACTAGTGACATCACACTGAATGCAGATGATGTAGGAGCATTGCCCAGCCGTGGAATTATCCCAGCAGGTACTGACCTGAATGATTTAGACGGTACAGTACAGGGTTATTATCAGCAAACTCTGAACGCAAACGCCACAGCAGCATTGAATTACCCAGTTCAATTTGCTGGAACACTTGTAGTATTGCAAAACTCAGCAACTCACGTTAAATCCTGTACGCAAATGTACTACCGTTATAATACCAATGATTTATATACACGTACCGGGTATTCAAACGGTTCAGGTGTTATTTCATGGGGTGCATGGGGCATGTATGCATACACCGATATTAACGGTGCAAACAGTACTATTAAGTCTCTTACCGGGTTAACAACGCCTCTGGTTCCGCAAACGAGAAAAGTTAATAACAAAGCACTATCAGCCGATATTACATTAACTGCAAGCGATGTATCAGCAGTCCCGACTAGCCGTACCATTAATGGTAAGCCTCTTACGGGTAATGTGGTTCTTACACAGGCTGATATTGAAGGTACTGTACCTTCAACACTCATGATAAATGGCATTCCGTTAACTGGTGACATCACACTGACTCAGGGCGATTTCAGCGGTACTATCCCGGTTTCACAGGGGGGTACAGGAGCCACAACAGCAGCGGCTGGCCTTGCAGCACTGGGTGGTTTTGCGTTGGCTGGTGGCACGGTAACAGGTGCCAGTACTTTCAACAGTACTCTCACTGTTAAGAACACTATCAACCAAGATTCAGTTGCCCAAAGTACCTACGGTCATACATCAATGAGTACTGGCACAGCGGGTGGTAAGTCATACCTTAGAAAGTTCAAGGGCGGCTCGGGTTCTACTGATGCTACGTTCCATGAGACTGTACAGGGAACCACTTACAGAATTGCGACCGGAACTACTGATACTACTGACCTACTCAAATTGTCTAATACTGGTGAATTAACTACACGTGTTATTGAGGCTGATGAAGTCTTAGCGGCAATACCGCCTAATAACTTCTCGGGTGCTGGTGGTCTCCTTAGATCCACAATTACTGCAACTGGTACGGAATTAGCAGCCGCTTATATGTTCTCTGTATATGAAAAATCCTCAAGCGGCGTTGAAACACGTAAAGCCCGTATTATTGCTTCGGGTGGTTCGCCATCTAATCAGAGTTATATAGATCTCGGTCAGGATGGTAGTCTATTAGCGACTAGTGGAACTTTCAGAAGCACGTTATCGATTGGTTCAGCCGTTCCTGCCCCCTGGTGGGATTCAGCACAGCCAAGTAAGGCGGGTGTATTCCTGAACACCTCATTTGATATGGCAGGTGATAGTGCAATAGCGGCCACATCATGGGGTTATCAGCATGGTAGTGGTTATTATCTGCGTACCATTATGGGTAATGTCGGCAATGGCAGACTGAACTGGGCAAATAGTTGTATTACTCAATTTGGTGATAGTGGAGCATTCACACGATACTGGTATTTTGTACCTGCAACCGGGGATTTCATATGTACTTCTGGTGGCGGTTGGTCGGGTAGTTATACCTTCCAGAAAGCAGCAACCTCTGATGCAACACTAAAACATGATATTGAATATAACGATGGTAAAGAATCTTATGAAAATATCAAAAAGCTGAAGCCATGCACGTTCAAATATAACTTCGATCCGATGGAGCGTGAACGCCGTGGCATAATTGCACAGGATGCATTACGTGATATTGATAGTGAGTACGTTAAATTAGTGCCAGCCGCACCGGAATATGACAATGAAGGTAATCGTATTGATAAAGACGATACGTTAGCACTTGATAACAACGTCGTCATGATGGATACCGCACTTGCTCTAAATCATTCAATTGCAAAAATTGAAGCGATGGAAAATGAAATTGCAGAATTACGTGCAATGATTGCAGCCATAAATAAGTAAGAATAAACACAACAATTCAGTACTGGCAAGGATGCCAGTACTGAATATTAACAACATGATAAGGATATCATTATGCCAATGGATGTTTTCACGGGTAGTAACCTTGCAGTAGGCATCGGTACAGCCGGAGCTACTCAAGCCACCACATTTACCAATATTCCAGAAATTGCAGCATTCCCTAGTACTGGCAGTACTGCAACAGTAATCGAAGTAGTTTCTTTCAATACTTCATACAATCGTAAACTAGTAGGTAGTAAAACAAACGCAGACGTTACTTTACAGCTTAACTGGATGCCAGATAACACAGTTCATCAACAGCTTGTTACTGCTTTTGAAAACGGTACACGTATTCAGTTGAAGTTCAGTTATTTCAACGATGCCACTAAAACTACTGGTTCATATGTCACCTATAACGGTTTTATTACAGAACGCAAGATTGAGAGTGATCGGGATAAAGTAGTGAACTTGACTCTTAATTTCGCTTGCGACGGTGCACCAGTAGCACAGGGGTTACTGCCATAATGGATATTCACACTCTATTTGCAGCCCTGAAACCTGAACTACACGAAATTACCCTCAAGAACGGTGCAGTACTGCATATTCATCGACCTGCTATCAGCAATTTTGAAAAATGCATTGATGCTAAGAGTACTCTTCTTTATACAGTTGCAGATGAAAACGGTACACCTATTTTCTCTGATGTTGATGAAGACGGGAAGATTAACGTTAATTCTATTGATGCACTGATCGTAGGTGAAATTAACACCGCAGTAATGAAATTGTGGCCTAAAGCAGACGAACCACAAGTTCAGGATCAGATCGAAAAAAAATAAGAAACAATCCGCGTTTGATGTTTACCCTGAAACTATTAAACAAACGTGGGTTGAGTCCATCAGAACTGGAGTCATTAGATCCTGAACTATTTGAGTACATGATGATTTACGATTCCAGTATTGAACCATCAGGAGCAAGGTTTGAACATATCAAATACTCAAACCTTGCCCACCTGATATTAATGAGCAGTGGCAATCTGACACAGGACGGGATGAAGAAGGCCACTGTACATGACTGGGATATGCACGGCCTGCTTTCTAATAAAACTGTATATGAACGTATGCAGGATGAAGAACAAAAACAACTGACACAACAACAATTACAACAGTCAGCCATGATGCAATTCATTACTGGCAGTACTGGTACTGGGGGCTAAGGATGGCACAGAACAATCAACAATTAGTATTCAATATCAACGGTGATGCTACTGGCCTGCAACGTGCTTTAGGTACAGCCGGGAACAGCTTAAATGCATTCAGTCGTGAGGCGGGCGGTTCGCTCGCTTCATTATCTGGTGGGTTCGGTGATATTACTGGCAAGCTGGCCGGGATGAACTCAGGTCTACTTGCTGTAGGTGCAGGGTTCGGTGCATTAACAGCTATTACAATCAGCCAGGTAAATGCAGCATCTGATTACGTTAAAGTACTGAATGAAGCCTCACAAACTTCTGGAATGACCGTAGAGCAGCTACAGAAACTACAGGGTGCTTTTGGTTCACTGAATATCGAATATGACAAATTCAGTGATTTCAACAAAGACGCACTTGATCATATGGGTGACTTTTTCCGTGAGGGTAAGGGCGGTTTCGGTGATGACCTTAAAGCCTGGGGTGTCAATCTACAGGGTTTTACGAAGTACATGAATGATGCTGATGGCGGCATCAAAATGATCATCAAAACATTCTACGAACTGCAAAAAGCAGGGAAATCGAATGCTGAGATCACGAACGCTATGGAGTCTATCGCCAGTGATTCTAGCAAGCTATTGCCAGTACTGAGACAGTACAAATCAGAAGTTGAGGCAATCAATGCTATTGAAAAACAACATGCTGGTATTACTACTGAAACGGCACAGGCATACGGACGCTATCAGCAAAATATTGCTCAGTTGGATAGAAACTTCCAGGAGTTACGAGTTAACGCACTTTTGCCTGTAATCGAAGCACTCAACGAGCTACGCAATATATTTGCTGGTGAATGGAAATTACCATCATTCGATCAGATGGGTGGGAATCTTAAACGATTTGCATATGATTTTGCGTCACTGGGTGATCATCATGCGTTGCCGGATTCATGGGGTAAAGGGCAGTACTCTAACAGTACAACGGCGGGTGCAGTACCTACGCAACAGCCAGCCAGCAAGCCGTATAAATTGAAAGATCCTGAAGGCGAGAAGAAAGCCGCCGATGCAGCCAAAAAAGCCGCCGATGCCGCTAAACAGTTGGAGCTGAAACAGCTACAGGCAAAAATTAACCTCAATCAGGTAATGTCTCAACTGGGTAAGAATTCCGCTGAACAGCAAGTACTGCAATATAACTACACACAGAACGAGCTACGTAAAAAACTTGATGAGTCCTTGAAAACTTTGAGTCTGAATGAAGCACAAAAGACCAACATCATTACACGGCAGGAAACAGCACGGCTAGAAGGTTCAAAACGTCTTATTACTGAAATGCTGGAAGCAACAGATCCTAAACAATTAAGTGAAAATCTGGCAGCACTGACTATCGGTAATACCCAGAATATTACGCCTGATCATATTTCAAAAATGCTTTCAGCACAGGATATCCGTACTGGACTGCATGATCCAACTAACCCATTTGGCAATCAGGAAGACATCAAACAGCAGCAGGATGAAATATATAAACAGCGTGATTTCGAAATTCAGGTTGATGAACAGATGTATCAGAACAAACTGATCAGTAGAGAACAGTTTGAAAAACGTAAAGCCGATCTGACTGCCAAATACAATAACAAAGCGGCAGAAGTGGAACGGCAGAACAGCCAGGCACAGATTCAGATATTTGCAGATTCAGCCATGAATATTGGAACCATGCTGGAAGGTGTTGCAGGGAAGGGCAACAAGGCCGCTCAAGCCGCTTTTGTGGTAGGTAAGTCGATTAGCATTGCCAATATCGTTATGAAAATACAAGAGTCATTAGCGAATGCCCTTGCGACGCCATTTCCGGCAAGTATGGCGGCATATGCACAGGTGGCAAGTTTAGGGGCATCAATTATCAGTACTGCACGTGGTACACAGATTCAGGGTCAGGCTCACAGCGGTATTGATTCAGTACCTAAGCTGGGTGGCAACGATGAATCAACATGGGTTCTAAAAGCGGGTGAACGTGTTCTGAACAACGATAACAACCGTGATTTGACTCAATTCCTGAAACAGCAGGATAAGCAGGAGAGTAACAGTACTGGTCAGATTGTCATTAATGCACCACTGGTAGTTAATGGTGGTGGTCAAATTACTGATGAACAATTCCAGACAATGTTGAAGAAACATTCTAATAACGTTATGCAGTCAGTTCGAGCAGCACAAAAGAGAAACACTTAATATCAAAAGCCAGCATTCACGCTGGCTTTTTTGTTGTCGTTCTCCTGATAAATACTGTAAATCAGGAGATTTCAAATGGCTTTATTTACGAACAATATTAAAATCAGTGACTTTCAACTACAAAGTATCGAACCTTCATACTCTAATAAAAGTTGGACAGGTGCACAGATTCGCCGCAGTACGGGTATTCAGTACTATCAATTAACATTCAATATTCAATTCAATCAGGCAGACCGACAGGAAGTACTGAATTTTATTGCTCAGTATTCACAGGGGAAACCATTCAGTACAGATTTAGGTTATTACAGTCAGTACACAGGCAATCAATTTGCAACAGTATCCAGTACTGCAACCGTTAATAAGGGCGGTTCTGTTATCCCTTGCACTTCAAATATGCTTGAAGTCGGAACGTTAGTTACCTTCCAGAACAGTACTAAAATTCATCGCATTATCGCCAATACAGGCACCTCGATAACCGTGTTTCCGGCGTTACGTCAGAACGTACAGGCGGGTGAAGTGATCCGCTATCAGGGTATCACTGGAACATTCATTATCGATATCGATTGTGATTTAAATCTGCCATCTAAAAACATTATGAACCTCAGTATCAAAGCAACGGAGGCTTTATAATGAATCAGGCAGTATTTACGAACTCAGCACTATTGAAGTACTGGAACACTACCAGAGGCGGTAATAAAACCCAGTTATCAGTATCAGACGTTATGCAATTAGGCGTGGCCGTTAAATGTATTGATATCTATCCCGTTCAGGGTTCGGGTGTTCAGGCACTTCATCTAAATGATGGTTATATCGACCTGAATATCAACGGTAATCTTTATACCAGTTTTCCAGACTTCATTAATGACAGTTTTGGTTCATTCAGCGAACAGAAAGATATCAGTAATGATTCAATGTCATTCAAAGTTAGCAATGTATCACAGTCGTTCCAGGTACTGGCATTATCTGGTGGTCTTAAAAACGCACAGGTAAATATGTGGCTGACTATTTTGAATCCCGCAGACGCTACAGTACTCGACCATTCTCTCATGTTCAGTGGCTATATTGATTATTTCGAATCGATTTCTAATAACGATGATCTTAAGAATGAATTAACAGTATACGTCAATAGCATCTGGAAGAAGCTGGACGTACAGCAGCGTACCTTAGCCGCTAACTCAGTACACCAAAGTACACATAAGAATGACGCGTATTTTTCATTACTAGGAAAAATTAACTCTCAGCAAACATGGAAGTATAAGAAATGAGAAACAATATAATTAAAATTCACAACATTGCTCAGGAATGTATCAGTACAAAATTCCTGTTAGGCCAAAATGATTGCAATATTCTGGTACTGAGAGTTATCGATCAAGTATGCGGTACTGCATATACCGATCTGGCTATGGGCAAATATAAGACAATCAAAGCTGGTCAGAAACTGTTCACTAAACACGAACTGGGTTCACTGGAAGATATCTGTAAGAAGCATGGTGTACAAGTTGATACGCCTATTATGGGTGACGTTATGGTTAACGGCATTCACGGTTCTGTAGTACTGGATGGTAAGTACATTGCTCTCAATGCTGACAGTACTGGATTCAACCTTGCAGTACTGCCCTGGCTAAATGACTGGACATTTTACCGGATCACTCCTGATGCAGGTACGGCAGGCACGGCAGGGGGGGAATAATGGGCGGTAAAATCTCAGGAATGAGTATTGTCGGTGCACTGATCACCGCTGTAGCAGTAGCGGCAGCGGTCTATACGGGCGGTGCAAGTCTTTCAGCGGCGGCAGCGTGGGGTGCAGGAGCTGGTGCAGCGTCATTAGTGGCAACCTCGATGTTGTCACAGATGCCGGGTATTACACCTCATACAGACAGTGCAACCACTCTCAGCCGTTCTACCAGCCCACAAACGGGTATACCTATCCTCTACGGTGAAAAGGTTAAATGCGGTTCAATCGTTAACTGGTACAACGTCCAGAACAGCAGCAGCCAGTACCTGTTTACGAGTCATGCCCTGGCAATGGGCGAGATCAACAAGATTTCGCAGATTTGGCTTGATGACGAACCAGTACTGACTACTCCTGTCACTGTTGAAGGGGTAGTACCGAATACCAGTATCGATGCGAAATACCGCGATATTCTGCAATTAGAGGTATATTTCGGAAAGCCTAATTACACGGCGGGTAAAGTATTAGCTGGTACGTATGCGGGTACTCAGTGGAATAACAGTACTTTCAAGGGTAACGGGATTGTACAGATTTATACCGTTATCAAGAAAACTCAAAAGTCATTAGAAGATAACCTACTTGTCAACGATAGTTACGTATTAACGGCTGAATGTTCAGGCAAAAAGATTTACGATTTAGTGTCTGGTACTACTATTGTCAGTAATAACCCAGTAAACCAGTTATACGATTATGTGACCAATACAGAGTATGGCCTCGGTGTCAGTCCTGGTAATATTGATTTACCATCATTCCAGACAGCAGCACAGTACTGTACCCGTTATCAGATGTTCAGTAATGGTGCTATTGATTATCAGTCCACTTATAAATCAAACATTGAAAAGATGCTGATGACATTTGGCGGTATCACCAGTATTCATTGTGGCAAGTTATATTTGACTGTAGATATTCCGGCACTGTCAGTACAGACATTTGACGAATCAACAATTTTCGGTGAATTTGTCAGTACTACAAGTGGCATCAGTGACTATTTTAATACCATCGATGCAACTTGGAAAAATACCACAAACAATTACAGTGATGACATTTTACGTATTCCGTCAGATATTCCTGCCAGTGATGTATTAACCAGTGATGGGCTTGTTATTGCTAAGAGTCTGGATTATTCATGGGTATATGACAAGGACCAGGTTGAACACCTGATTAACATCGAATTGCTGAAAGGCAAGTACAGCCATAATACGATCAGTTTCAATACTGACTCAGGCTGGGATCTCAAAGTATGGGATGTCATAACGGTAACGCTACCTGATCATGGTTATGAAAATAAGTTGTTCAGGGTAGCGGGTAAATCGATTAGCACGAATACAGACAGTATCGGCATGGTTAACTTGCAATGTGTAGAGTATCACCAGGGCATTTATGAAGGCGTAGACGTACCGATGTACGGCTGGGAAGGTACATTACCGAAGCCAGTAGCAGTACTGCCACCGTCAAACCTATCTGTTGTTAAGAAAGGGGCAACGAATCAGGGGCAGACTGTAGTACTGACATGGGCGGCAAGTGTCGATCAGTACTTGCGTGGTTACTACGTGTATTACCGTCAGACGGGTACGCAAACCTGGACTTATGGCGGCAGCACGAACCAGTATGTACTGAGTTATGAGCTATACGGCCTCACAACAGGCGTTCAATATGATTTTGCAGTAGCAGCATTCAACAACCTCGGCATTGTGTCAGACAAGGTGACACAGAACGGTGTTGTACCTGATTTCGCGTTTACCCTGCCTGCTATTACTGGCCTGAATCTGATCAACCGTGGCAGTACTGCCAATACTACAGATGCTCTGGACTTCATAATCGGTTGGGATGATCAGTCATATCTGAACGTGAACGGGAAGCCGTTCAGCAGCTATTTCAACAAATACGAAATCATCATCTACGATACCGGGATGGTGAAGAAGCGTTCTTACTTCATCCAGGCTAACCAGTTCACGTACACCTATGCAATGAACAAGCTGGATACTCTCAGCCGTACCCGTACTTTCGGTGTCGTGGCGTGGGGTCATAACAGCAGTATCTACAGTGCAGAAGCACGTATCACGGTTACTAACCCACAATGCCCAGCATTGACCGGGTTTACGGCTAACGCTGGCTATCAGAGCATCTTTGTTACTTACGATAACCCAGAGGCAGGTGTGAGTGATTTTGCAGGTGTACAGGTACAGCTTGCCACGAATAGCACGTTCACACAGAACATGAAATCGTTCGGTACTAACAGTCCATTCATGCACTCATTCCCTGTTGCAGATGGAAAGTACTATGTACGTGCAGGAGCCTATGACGAGTTCGGCCAGGATTCGATTATCTATACAGCAGGGATCTATGTTGATTTGCAGAGTAAGGTGAACTGGTCTGCACAGGATGAACAGTCACTGAACGATTTTCTACATCTGGACGACAAGATCAGTACTGCTATTGACGATGCAGTATCACAGGCTAACGTGGACACCACTACTAAGATCGGTGCGTCAGAAACGAAAACCACTAATCTTATCAACACGGGCGACCAGGTTAACGCCACTGCTATCACTAATTTACAGGCAACTACAGCAGCGAATTTATCAGCACAGGTCACTACGCTGAATAAGGCTATCACTGATGGGGATAAGGCGAATGCGACCAGTATTACCCAGTTGACCAGTAAAACAGCTACAGATATCAGTGCAGCAGTTACAACGCTCAATACGACTATCACAAACAAAGACCAGGCTCAGACACAAGCACTGAATGCACAGGTTAGCAGTATCAACAGTAATATTACATCCCAGGTTGCGACACTTAACAGTACTATCACTTCTAAAGACACGGCTCAATCAACCGCATTAACTCAGGCAAAATCTGAACTGAACGGTTCTATTAGCAGTGTCAGTACTTCAATGCAGACAAATATTGATGCACTGAAAAATACCGTTAATAGCCATTACGAATTGAAGGTAAACGCTAACGGTACTATTGCAGGTATGGGTATCTATGCTGATGCAAATACAAAAGCAAGTGCTGTATATTTTGTAGCAGATGATTTTAAAATTATCACGGCTAAAACATCGGGTGCAGTATCTAATCCGGTAATTCCGTTTGCCGTACAGAACAATACCGTTTATATCAATTCAGCAATGATCGCTAACGCCAGTATAGGCCAGGCACACATTGCCGATGCGAGTATCAGTACTGGCAAAATTCAGGACGGCAGCATTAACAACGCGAAAATTGGTAATCAGATTAGTTCAAATAACTGGAATGACGCCTGGCCTGCTAATGGTGGGCAAGGCTGGTGTATCCGTAAAGATGGTACTAGTTATTTCAACAACGGTTATTTTCGTGGGAGCGTCTTTGCTGAAAACGGCTATTTCAAAGGCGACGTGTACGCGGAAAGCGGATATTTCAAGGGTACTGTATATGCGTCAGGCGGTTCATTCACGAATGGCTATTTCAGTAACTGTACGATTGATAACCTAAAGGCGAATAGCATTCAGGGCGATATCATGCGGGTATTTCTGTTAAGTGGTGGTGGTATTACCATTCCAGCAGAACCACAATTTGCCCGTATTCTGTCAATTCCATGCGTACCATTAACTGTACGAGGTGGTTATGACGGTAACTATAATCCACCACGTGAAACTACTAATAGTCGTTCAATTAGCATTTATGCAAATGGTGGTGGTTTGGTTTACACCAGTGTAGCCGCACAGGGCCTGGCAACTGATATAAACGTGGGTACTGGAACAATGACAATTCCGGCAGGGGTTGCGGTAACACTAACAATTGAACAGCGTTCTAACAACAGTGTGGTTGCATTCACCGGGAATATTACAGTAATCGTAGGGAGAGCATAATGATATCAGGCGATTTTAGGCGGGGGGCAACTCCCGCCGATGCAGTACGAGTACTGAATAGTCAGGGCAAAGTGTTTATCACTGATTTTCAATCAGAATTAACAAAACGATGCCGTGCATTATCGAAACAGATTCAGGATGACATCAACAACAGTGTTGAGGGTGGTTCTGTTGCTTTCACCAAACGGGCTATTTTCTTCAATTTCATTCAGCACGGTAATGGTACGAGAATGAACCAGATCATAGTACGTGGTTCTCAGGCTGCATATCTACGTTCAGTACTGACAGATGATCCGGCAACGTTTAATAAGATTGTGCCAACTGCTAACGCTCGTATGACTGCACAGGGGAACATTGCAGGATTGCATACCCAGATGGGTAAGAAGTACAAGGTAGTGGAACAGAACGGTAAAAAGTATTTGATTGATACCAGTCTGAAAAAGAAGAAACGCAATAAACGTATTATCGGTAAGTATGAGAAGAAAAAACGCAATATGATTTATGACTTCTTTGATGAAACTGAACAAAAAGCGAGATTAGTGATAAATAATATGAAAGGAACATTCATATTCAGGAGAAACTAATGCAAGAGCATTTCAGCGTAGAAGTTACAGAGAACATCAAATTAGCGTGTAAGGACGTTCTGATGTGCAATAAGCCATTCAATCAGGCATTCATCAATACAAAGTACTTTAACGATTACGGACTTGATGTAATGGGTAATGATTGTATGAACATTGCATTCATGCAGGTTAACGATCCAGTACTGAACCGTGGTGATATTGTTGACTGGCAATATTACGATGATGTGTACCAGGTGCAGGTAATTGACGTATACAAATTGTTCGTTAAAGGTCTGGACATTCAGTACTACCTGGTACAGTTAAAACAGCCGTTTTTACAATAAAAATAATAAATACTCTCAGTATAATTGAGAGAGGATAATAATATGGATAAAGAAAAAATAATCAAGTTTGGCATTTATGCAGCAGCAGTAGTAGGACTTGCTGCACTACATACTGTTGGCTTGCCATTATGGACAATCGTTACGCTGAGTCTGTTTCTCGGGATTTGCCTATGATGATTACAGGAACATTAATTGCAGGTGTAAGTGCGACCGTGGCAGTACTGGGTTTTGTATTCACGCGTTACCGTGAGTTTAAACAGGATACAGAGGCTCTGGAACGTCGCATTGGAGATTTGCAATCTGAACAGAAGTTATTGAAGCAACGTTTAGACAAGATTGAAAATGAGCAGGTAGTTTTAGAAAGCGAACTGAAAAACGTTCAGATGAAGATCAACGAAATTGACGTGAAACTTTCCCGCGTATTGACCATTTTAGAATTGCAGCATGAAAAACAACTAAGGCCAGCATAATAGCTGGCCTTTGTTGTTTTAGTTTGTTACCCAGTACAGTAATTGATCGATACGGTTCGGGGTCTGTTGGTACAGTTTGCTGTTTTTCAGTTCTGCAATTGCTGTTGCATAATTTTGGTTCTTCAATGCTGTAAGATGTTTGACGAACTTAGAGTAACCAGTTTTACCCAACTGGAATACGAGAATAGAAACTAATGCATTCCAACGTTCTGGTAAATCAAGATTGAATGAATCAGCATCACGTTTTGCTTTCTGGTAATCGACCAGGAGTAATTGATCGGCTTGCTGTTCTGTAATTCCGTTCACGAATTTAATACGTTCACTTTGTTTAACCAGATGACCGTACCCGATAGTTTCAAAGCCTTCTGAGTCTTTATAAATATGGAACATTCCATTTCTGAAGTACTTCATTTTGGTCTGGTATTGTTTAGTACCTTCAAGTTTTTTCAGTAACTCGATTGCGTCTGTTTCGATGCTCATTTTGATGTTTCCTCATAAATAGTTGTATGACTTATTTATCAAGGAAGGTAAAAAATGGCGTCAAATGCAGAACAAGAAATGAAATGGGCAATGTGGTATCAGGATGAATACTTCATTCCAGAAGAAACAGCGTGTTTCGTATATATAATCCAGTTTCCGAATAGTGGTGAATTCTATATTGGTCAGAAACGAGTATGGAAATCGGTAAAAAGTGTCTCAGAGATTAAGAGTACTTCTAAACAGTCGAACTGGAACGATTACACCAGTTCAAGTAGGTCAGTGAATGAAATGATCGAAGCGGGTGAACCGTATAAAAAGAGCATCTTGGCGTGTTATCCAACATATGCCGAAGCACTTCACTGTGAGTCTGCACTGATCTGTATGTTGTGTTCTCAGTGGGGCAGTTTGAATAAAGCGTTGATGGCGAAATTCAAGTTCACAGCAGGAATGGATAAGGAGCACATGCAAAAAATTCGTGAACTATTGGAGGACTTAACATGATTGAGTTAATCAAAGGTTTGATCAATAAAATGACAGGTGATGCTATGCCTTCACAGGAAGCTCATAGCAAGGAGATCGTTACAAGTAAGAGGCGAACTACGGGTAAGTCTAAAGACACGTCCTGGAAGCATTACATCGCGTATGTGTTCGTTTTTTTGATTGTGTACAACTACGTGATCATTCCGGTGGTATTGGTGGTGTTCGGTGTGTACCTGCCACCTGTAGTACTGGACGATGTGATTAAGATGCTAGTACTAATTTTGAGCGGGGTCTAA